TTCAAACTTGTTTCTGTATGACCAGTCCGATGCAGACTTAACGTCATCGACTGCCCCATCCAGCACAAGATCATACGATCCCTTTACTGTAGTGTCACCTAGCTGTAGTTCAACAAAGTTGTCATCGTCTTCGTACTTAACTCCTGCTTCTGTTATGATACCCTTGAACGCTGCCTCTACGATGTCACCCATCAGCATGTTCATTACGAATGTTGTTGGTTTAGGCAATGCTCTCTCTGGTTTATTCTTCTCAAACCAAAGCTGACAAGTCGGTCTGCCCACATTGGACATACGCAACCGAAACTTGTCACGCTTATTGCCCCCACCAAACTGGCGTCTAACAGCATCCATTACATCTGCACCAATCTGTTTGATTGTTTCTTCCGACATTGTTGATTTACCAGATGTAGCATCTTCAAGATACTGATTGATCGCCAGTTCAGCAGGATGGTTCATTAGACAAAATCCTCTGCGTCAATGTCTACGAACTCTTCCACAGTGTCTGTGTCAACCTCTTCATTCTTATGCATGTTCTCATCCCATGAGTTGAGGATATACGTATTGTAATTCTCAATCCACGCCATGAAACTAGCAAAGTTCTCCTGTGCTTCATTGTCCATGTCCAACGTATTGTTCAAGTCCAGTGAAGTGTTAGGCACATAGAAGCTGCTACCATTAGGTAACGGTACTTCTGTTGTGGTCATTGACACGTAGTGCTGTGGTGGCAAGCGGCGCATCTTTGTCAGCTTAGTGAATACTTCACCCACTGTTTTAAATGCGTCACGGTTGTCAATCTCCCAGATGAATGGGGTAGACTCTACGTCAACAGAGTTACCTTGATCGTCTGTAGGATTGACCATCTCAACGACACCAAACAATGCACGAACACGCTTGATTGATCTAATCAAGTCTTTCATATTGTCTGGCAGTGCAGCCCAATCTTGGATAAAACCAGCAGGTTTACCGCAATTGAAGCCGCCATCGTTGTCTTTCATGTCAGCGTTAAGGTCATTAGCCATAACAGTTTTGACATAACGGTTTGGTCTTGAGTCATTACCCATGACAAACTTCTTATGCATGAAGCGTTGTAGGTAAGGACGAATAGACACACTATCAGCGTAGTATGTAGGCCCATCAGGGATCTCTAGCTTGTAGGTGCCACCACTTACAACCTCTACGTTCTTCATCTTACCAGCAATCTCTTGCTGACCCATGATGGGTGAATGATGAATACGTAAACGTGCAAGCGTACTTGACTTAGCAGATTGCTTTGGTGCATCTGCGTTCATGCCCATTGCTTGGGCCATTACTGAGAAATTGTTTGTGTCGATTGTTGATACTTGATTCATATTAAGTCTCCTTTTCTTTTAGACGAATGGTGGTTATATCATATTACATCTTTTACGTCAAGCCAATTCGGACCAATCTTTGCCTCTAATAATAGAGGTACATTGAAATCTATGCCCCACTTGCGGTTGACGATTGCGATTAGTTTGTCATTAGCTGTGCTAATAACCTTTAGTACTTTGTCCTTCTCATCTGGGTGCACATCAATCACAACTGAGTCATGTACACTGTTTACTACACAACTGTGTAGCCTGTTTGCTGTTAGTAACCTATCTATGTATATCAAAGATATGGGTACAATGTCAGCGGTTGCAAACGATTGCACTGGATAATTTTTTATCTGTGTGAAAAATGTCACACCCCCAAAGCGTCTACGTACAACGTCAGGGAAAGCGAACTCACGTCCAGATGGCGTAGTGATCTTGCCTGTGTTCAATGCTTCTTTGGCTAGTGCCTCATGCCATTTGGCAATACCAGAATACTTTGTCGTAAACTGTTGGTAGTATGTCGCTTCTGCTTGTGACCTACCGAAACCACTGGCACCATACAATGGAGCAAAGGTGTGTGCCTTAGCCTCTTGTCGTGACATAGGCTGACCTGCATCACTGATGACCTTAGCAGTGTAAGCATGTACGTCAAAACCAGTAGACACTTCCTCAATGGCGGTAGCATCTTGTGCAAGGAACGCAGCAACTCTGAACTCTAACTGTGCCATGTCAGCTTCCATAATCTGACCACCTTCCCAACGTGATGTGAACACACGCTTGACAGGGAACGTACCACCACGTGGCATGTTCTGCATGTTAGGGTCTGCACCTGATAAACGGCCTGTGCCAGTGCGGTGTTGCAGTAAGCGTACATGCAGTCTACCGTCATTCTTTACATGCGTTGCTATGCCCTCTACAAAACTACTGAGATATGTTTCTACTGCAGACAATCTACGTAGGTTCTGTAAGAATAGCTCTGCCTCTCGCATACCTTTGGAACGTGCAATGCCCTCAAGGTATAGCAAGTTACCTTTGTCTGTACCAAAGCCATTGGAGCTTACCCACTTGGCTGTAGGTGGTGAGAACTTTAGTCCTGCCAGAGTAGTGGTATCAGTGTATACAAAGCCAGCAGCGTTACAAGCAGTGCATCTATTTGTCCTAGCGAATGGAGTGCCATCTTTCTTTACCTTTCTTACCTGTCCTGTGCCGTAACACTCTTTGCACTGGTGTGCCTTCTGCTTGTACAAACGCTCACTGTGTAGTCGAACGGTACTGCGGTATTCTGTGTCAGACATACGTTCATCGAACAAGTCTGCCCACACCTTCTTGTCATGTGGCCTACGGCTGTAGATTACCCATGACTTCTGCTCTGGGCTGTTGAGATTGATGGGTCTGTCACCCATAAGATCTGCAACCTGTTCTTCTAGTGCAATTGAAAGGACATTACGTTCTTGCTCAAACTCATCACGCACCTTCATCAAAGCATCCATGTCCACTTGAAAACCACGCTGATAGATACGTGCAAGGTGTATTGCAAGTTGGTTGGTCAGAGTGATCGTTGGCTCCAGTGAACTGCACTCCTCGTACTTCATCTGCAAACGGTTGAACAATTGCTGCGTAGCATGTAAGTCATGTGACAGATACTCTGACAACTCGTCATGCGGTATGTCACGAGTAGACAAGCCTTGCTTGAAGTATTCTTTGAGAGTGTCCTGCTTCTTAGTGTCAAGCTCGTATCGTTCTGCACATGCCTCAAGTGACAGTGCTTCCTTCTGCCCACGCTGCAGTACGTACTCGCCTAGCATGGTATCAAAGATGTCACCGTCATAAGTAAAGCCTGACTCCCACAACCATACAAGATCGTGAGGGGCATTATGCGCAACCAACAGGCGGGTAGAGTCCAGTGCATCCTGAACAATACGCCGCCCATCTGTGGTGGGTTGTTGCTCTGCGTGATCAAACGTTACAATCGTTTCATTCATGTGATCATCTAGCATACCCACCATTACAAGTGTGTTGTCTGGTTCAAACGGATCAAGGTGCATCTTGCCGTTGCGTTTAGTTACTGTGTTTTCTACGTCAAGGGTCAGTATCATATTGTCTCCTACTTTATATCTCCATCGTGCCAATTATCCCATGTATCTTGTTCTACATTGTACAGGCTGTCAAGATCATCGTGAAACTTTTTATCCATAGCATATGTATCTATGGCATTTATGCACTCTTCTAGTGTCAAGTTGTTACGTATCATAGCATTATGTAAACGTATCTCGCATATTGATTTTGATGTAGTCATATTAGTAAGTCTCCTCTCAGTTGCACGTTCTCTTTCTTCTTGCGTCATGGGTTTAATCATCTTACTCTTCCTCTAAGCAGAAGCCACAGGTATCGTTCTGTGCTGGGCCACCGCAACTTACACAGGTCTGCCACCTCTCATCTTCCAGACCTTTCTTTACTAACTCAACAAATCCTACGTTAAAGATAGCTGCGAATATCTCAGGGGCACACTCTACCTGTAGTGTAGCACTGCCATCCTCGTGTTCTTCTATGTCTGTTACTTTAATTTCACTCATCGTTCACTCCTATACATGGTAGCAAGATAGACAGCTTGCAATACTTTGGGTATTCGTCATACGTCATAGCTATCAACACAGGTGGTGCTGCTATAAGTAAAGCTACAATAGCTGACGCCTTGATTGCACCGTTTATATTACCTCTCATCATTCATTCTCCCTTAATGCTTTCCACGACACAGGGAACAGCTTAGACATCTCTGTGTCAATGTGTCCAGCTACAACCTGTGTCTCGTACTGTGTGTCAGGCTTGCAGCGTAGGTTACACATGTCTGCAAATGCATCCAAGCTACCTGACCAGTACCACTCAGTGATCATGCTCTGTGGCAGTACCATACGTGCTTGCTCTGGACATACACCATGTTCTAATAACTCGTTGTAACTGCGTAGTGTAGTATGCTCGTAAAAACTTAGGATGTCTGGATCAGGATAAGTTACTCCTGCACTACCCTGCTTCTTATCAAGGCTGCGTCCACGCCACTCTGTAGGCTGGTAGAACTCAGGCTCATGGTCAACATACCTACGGCTGATTTCATTCCAGCGTAGGAACTTATGCTTGACTAGCTGACGTGCAACAAACACAGGTGCCTTGATATGGAAGCTGGCAAAGCAGTGTCCAAATGGGCTGATGTGTTTGTGCTCTGCAAGATAACGTATGAGCTTGGCATCCTTGTCTTTCAACTTGGGTGGACCCCATACGTCACTGGTATCCATCTCACTACGTTTACCAAAACTTACTCGTGCTGCATTAGCCACAGATAAGTCTGTACCCATGTGGTCTACGTAAAATGTTTGTATCATTTATTTACCTCACTTATTATTATCCATGTGATACCACAGATTAGAAACAGTAGTATCATTAATGCTGTTAATGCCTCACTCATGATACATACCTCGCTATCTTGTACTCAAGGTCTGTGTGAACAATGCCATGCCACCCAGATAGTTTGTTCTTTACAACATTGATGTGGCGTTGATTGTCTTCTTCCTCTTGACCCTCAACTGTAGGGTTCTTAGAGATCATAATCATAAGGTCAGCTTCTGCTGCCTTACCTGTACGTGAGCCTTCCATCATGGCTTGGTTGAGTACAACTTTACCTTCTGCTTCTGCAGATAGCTGAGACATGTAGAACATGGCACACTCTTGCTGCTTGGCGATCTGACGTGCTTGTATGGCGTTAGCCTTGAGTGCCTCATCAGGACGTGAGAAGCCAGCAGTACGGGCAAACTTGTCACCCATGTCTAGTATAACTACGTCAGGTTTGTATGACTTGCACACAGACTCAACCCAGTTCATGTCACGTCCTGTTGCATCCTTGAACATGATCTTGTCACGTATCTGACCAAAGACACGCATGGCTTCCTGTTTGTTCTTCACTATCTCAAACTTGTCCATGCCTGTAGCTGCCGTGATGTAGCGGTGAGCCACACGGTGGTAGCCTTCCTCATTACACAACACAATAACACGTGCACCCTGCCATGCAAAGCCATTAGGCCCAGCCACAAGTGAAGCATGGAAGGATGTCTTGCCTGTGTTAGGACGTGCACCTACCTCAATCAAGTGACCCGCATTGATGCCTTCAACCTTGCGTGTCAACGTGGGGATGTTGAATGTCCACTGTGACTCAAGGTCAGTCATGGCAAGGATAGTATCAAGGTCAATGTCTTCCCAATCAATACGTAGGTTGGGTGTGAAGTCATCGCCATACTGCTCAAGCATCTGACGTAATGGTTCCAGTGTAGACTTGCTACCGTTTACATAGTCAAAGCCAAGGTTGGCAATGTCCTCACCAATCACCTGTTGGAACAGCTTAGATAACACTTCCTGTGCTACGTCACTGCCCATTGGCTGCTCCTTGCTTACCTGCCCAAACAGGTGGCTGTATGCAGTCTTCTGTGCAGTTGTGAGGGTGGGGTTGTTCGCCATGAACAATGCCTCAATCTCTGCTGGTGTAACTGTACGTTCATAACGATCCATAGCAGTGTCAATAGACTGCTTGATCTTGCGTACA